ATTATATAGATTCAGTCTCTGATAGTACAGTCGAACAACCAAATGTAAATTGGGATTTAGACTTCAAAATAAATGAAGACTATAAATTGACACCAAATCAGGTAGATTTTTTAGTTAAAGCCTTAAATCAAGATACCCGAATGTGTATGGTCGACGGTCCAGCAGGTACAGCAAAAACATATCTGGCTGTATTAACAGCATTAAAAATGCTAAATAGAAAACAAATAGATAATATAATTTATATTAGGTCTATTGTTGAAAGTGCTTCTAGAAGTATGGGTGCGTTACCAGGTGAGTTAGAAGAAAAATTTGCTCCATGGTCAATGCCTTTGATTGATAAACTTGAAGAAATAACAACTGCAGGGGCTGGTGGTAATCTAATGAATAAAGGTTATATTAAGTGTATACCGGTTAACTTTACAAGAGGTCTTACATTTAAAAATGCTTGCGTTATTATTGATGAAGCGCAAAATATGACAAATTCCGAACTAACTACTATTTTAACACGTTTTGGTGAGGATAGTAAATATCTAGTGGTTGGAGATACACAGCAAGCTGATATCGGTGTAAAAAGTGGGTTTAAAAGCATATTAAAAGCTTTTAATGACCCGGTATGTGAAGATGAAGGTATATCGACGTTTAAATTTGATGAAGAAGATATTGTTAGAAGTAAAATTTTAAGATTTATCGTCGGAAGACTCAACACTATCCAATAATTCTTTCATAGCTTGAGCAAGACCTACCTGTTGTAAATTAATATTAGGTAGGTCTTTTTTTTGTTCCTGTTCTTGAGGTTGAGATACCTCTACCATCTTACTAAACACATCCTGTTCTAGTTTAACTTGTTGTGGGTCACGTTCTCTAGTAGAAGGTATACCGCTAGATATACCAGTTTGTATAACAGGGTTTTTGTTTACATTATTTTGATAAACGTCCCCTATATCCATTACTAGTTACCCCATGAAGTACCAGCGAATGGGTTACCAATACCTTTTGATGTTTGGTTATATAGAGGAGGTGTTTTCGGACCTTGATCTTCTACCGGTTCATTTCTAACTTCATCATTAATAATAGCTGAGGCTTCTATTTCCTGTTCTTTTAGTTCATGGAGACTTTTAGCAGTATCTACATTTTGAAGATGACCTTCATCTTTAATTGTATTCAATAATTCTTCATATATAGCACTATTACCTTCATGCTCCCAAACTTCTACTTTAATAACTCTTACACGGTTATTAGTTTGTTCGGTTACAAGCTTATTTGCATTTTCATATACCCATTCAGCAGTTCTTTCAATACCAACACCTTTATCAGCAATACGTAAATCAATCATACCCTTTTCAGACATTAACTTAAATGTATCTAACTCTGGGTCATCAGCAGCTACTACAGTTGTATGATCATATTGCTTCTCTAAAAGATTTTTAATCTCTTTACAACCACCAAAATCATAAATCCAATTCTTTTGATCTAATTCATCTGCTGTAAACCATAACTTACATTGCAATCTATAGCCATGAATTAATTTACAATGACTATCTGCTCTCCACTGACGAAAGGCTGTACTACCCATCGGTATAATTTTTGTTGATACATATCTCATACTATTATTATGATAACAATTTAATGAAAATCAACTTTTTTTTAAATAATAGTTGACTCTATAAAAAAAAAATTTATAATATCTTTAGATAAGAGAGAAGGGACGAGATAATTATCTATATCTTTTTATAACTTGGTCGAAGCTCTCCGGTAAATTTAGTTCTGGTTGTCGTGCACCCTTTTCTATTACTTCACCTAAATCTTTTGCAAATTTATAATACGGTCTATTATCGTTTACACTTCGTACTGTTATAAGACCGGTTTCATTATTAATATCCATAATTTTATAATTTGCTGGTGGTTTACCAGTACCTTTGACTAAATTACCTTCTTTATATTTTTTATTAGCTTGTCTTACCATTTCTTTCATTTGATCTGCTATTGTTCTACCTGACTTTTCAATATCTTTTTTAATAAAATGTTGAACAGTTTCTGGTCTTAAGGTAATTTTTTTAGTTTTACCTGTACCCTTATCTTTACTAGGAGCACTTGGTAATAATTTAATTAGACCAGCTCCTTTATCTTGGAGCGAGTATTGATCCCTAATAAATCTTTTAAAGTTATTAATTTCAGTAACATTAGCTTGCAATATTTTAGTTAAATTTTGTGCAAGTTGTACTATTTCTTTTTCAGTAGGTATACCTAATGCATCATCTTGTAGAATATATTTTATATATAAATCTTTTGTTGCTTTATTCTTTGGATCAATTAAAAATTTAGTTATATTCGGGGCAGTTGCACTCAATCTTTTAAGTATACGTTCACCAGCTATATTTTTATTTTCTTTTTGAGCTTCTTGCTTACCAGCTTTTTGCACTTTACCTGATTCAATAGTATCAATTTGTTTTAAAATTTTATTATAAAGTCTTTGTTGTTCAGATGATAATGTTTTACCTTGTTTAGCTAAATCATAGGCTGTAGCAAATTGAGGGTTGGCTTCATAAAATTTAGCAGTAGTTTCACTCATTTTTTTTGAACCACCACCTTGCAAATCTTTTTCAGATTGTTGAGCTTTTAATTCTTCTTGTTTTGCTAAAGCTTCTTGTTTTCTAGCTTCTGCACTTCTCATTCTATACCCTCTTGTACCAGGAATAGCTGCAGCAGCTCTATTTAAAAAACTACCTACTCCTGCACCTACATTGCCTGGAGAAGATGGTCCTCTTATTTCGTTTAAAACTTTTTGAAATTTTGTTTTATTAAATCTTTCTAATTTAAGAGATTTTTCAGGTAAAAATTTGTTTTCAACTTTCTCAAATAATTCTTTATCGGTCATTGAAATATTTAATCTATACGGTATAATAGATATATGTCCGATAAAAATAATAATTATGAGTGGTTAGGTGATGATGTAAGTGAAAGTGAACTTACTGGTGAAAAAGATATTATTGCAAAAGAATTAATGGGTGAAGAATATAGTAAGGGTTATTTTCCACCTATTAGAGTTTATGATAATAAGGTTAAAGCTGATAGAAAATATATTTCATCGCTACCTGACCTACAGAATGGACCATCAAGTTTAATTCAAGGGGCTGCAGTACCTATTCAACAAGTAGGTATACATAATTTTAAGTTACCTCTAACATATAAGAAGAGAGATGGTAAGACCATTAATCTTGAAACTAGTGTAACTGGTAGTGTTAGTTTAGAAGCTCATAAGAAAGGCATTAATATGTCTCGTATAATGAGAAGTTTTTATGACCATAAGGATGATATTTTTAGTATTAATAATATTAAAGATGTATTAGAGTCGTATAGAGAGAATCTTAAATGCTTCGACTCAAGAATTATGCTTAAAATTTCATATCCTATTAAGCAAACTAGTTTACGTAGTGGGTTAGAAGGTTATCAATATTATGATGTAGTATTTGAAGGTGATGTAACTAAGGATGGAGAATTTAAGAAGTATATTCACTTTGACTTTGTATATTCATCTGCATGTCCTTGTAGCTTTGAATTGAGTGAGCATGCTGAGAAGTATCGTAACCGTGCTACTGTACCTCATAGCCAACGAAGTGTTGCAAGAGTTAGTGTTAAGTTTGACGATATGTTATGGGTAGAAGATATACAAGAGTTATGCTTAGCTGCTTTACAAACTGAGACTCAAGTTATGGTTAAGAGAGAAGATGAGCAAGCGTTTGCTGAACTAAATGGTTCTAATCTAAAGTTTGTTGAAGATGCGGTACGTTTAATGTATGAAAAGCTTAGTAGTGAGTCTCGTATTAAAGACTTTAAGATTGTAGCATCTCATAATGAAAGTCTACATAGTCATAATGCTATATCAGTTATAGTTAAAGGTGTTGAAGGAGGCTTTTCAGCAGGTGTTGCAAGAGATGTATTTGAAACTACTGGTTTAAGATAAAGATTTTATTGTTTTAAATATATTTCTATTAAATTTTAAATCTTTAGGTGATTTTTTAAAACTACGAAACATATATAAACAATATAATATAAAAGACATTTTTAAAATTATATCTTTTTCACGCTTTAAATTGCATTCTATTATACCCTTTTTTACTAAATTAATATCATTAGTTTTCCAGAGTAATGCAATATAGTATGGTATAACTTGTAAATAATCATAAAAAGATAAACCTTCTGATAAATCAATTCTTGTTATATTATATTTTTCATCAATAATAAAATTATGATAATTAAAGTCAATGTAAAACAGCATTTTTTTATGACTTTTTAATTTTTTACCTTTTATTGAGTTATACAAAATTATAATGTCATTGTATAATTTTATATTTTTTTTACTAAACTGTTGTATATATTGTTTTTCTAAAAAAATAAAAGAAATATTATCACTTTTTATTTCTGTTTGATTTTTTGATATTTTATTAAAATTTTTAGTTTTTATACTTTTAGTTTTTTTTATAAATTCTATAATATTATTATAAAGTTTTCGTTTATTTAAAAAATTACATTTGTGGTGTGATAAAAGATTACCTGAGGTTAAATCATAATAATATATATTTTCTTTACATAAAAATTTATAATTAGGTAAAAATTTATTATTATAAATTTTATAGATTTTTTTTATATCATCAATTAATATTTTAAAAATTTGACTTTCTGCTTTAATAATTTTTTTATCAAATAATAAAACATTTTCATTTATACATTTTATTTTTTTATCTTTTAAATTAAATTTTTTATTTAAATGAAATAATATATACGGGTTTTTTAACATTCATTCAATCTAAATTACCTTCTTTACTTACATCGATCACACCACCAAGTTGTTCTATAAACTCTTTACCTACGAGTATTTTATATTCATTATCTTCTCTTGAACCTATAGAAAATTTAGTATTAGGGTATGTCTTACCACCGATTTCAATATCAAATTCAACAACAGGGCGGTTATCAATAGTAGGCTCTCCATCTGGACCTGAACCTACATTGATATCAATATATTCTTTTATAGGTTTGGTAATAGTTTTATCATTAACTGTATCAAAAGTTACCTGTTGATTATTGTCTTGAATATTAACACCATGCAAGACATTATAAGCCCCATTGCCGCTATCGATTTTAGCTTCAATGGGACCTAATTCTTCAAATGTTATAGTTTCTATTAAACCGAGAGGTTTATTAGACTCAAAGAATTTTTTAAAAGTAATCACATTATTATTTATGCTTTATCAGCATTCTTTACATCTTGTATATCTTTTCTAATAGCTTTTGTTAGTTTAGCTATTTCTAATAATGCTTTTCTTGCTCTTGTACCTGCAGCAGCAACACCCTTTTCGTTAAATTTTTGAATTTCTTCATCAAAAGAATTAAACTGCTCAGTTATATTTTTAATATTTTCTTCATTCATAATAATCTATTTAACCATTATAGTTAAAAATACCATACCACGAGTTTCTATAATCTCCTAAAAAACCATTTTTATACAAATAACATATATCGTAATCGGGATTATAATTTGAAACAATATCAATTTCATAATCTTTATATAAGTTGGTAATTTCATCTAAAATAGGTATAAATACTTTTCTATTAATATTTAAGTTTGCTTTATTTAAAGTAAAGGAATTTTTTTCTTGAAATATTTTATAAAAATAACTTTTTTTAATATCGTCAGTTATAATTTTTTTATGTTTTTTAGTACCACAAAAAGCCAAATTAGTTACGATTGTTATTTTTTTAAAGTTATTATTCTTTATTTTTTTATCTATAAGTTTTTTATAATCAAAAAATAAATTATATTTATTATACCAATTAACAATATGGTCACCTAATCTAAAATAAACTACTAATTCATTCTTTTCTGGAAGTTTCAAATTATCTATATTTTTTTTTATATATTTGTCGATAGATAATTTAAGTAAAGGTCCTGAATAACCTGGTTCATATAATTTTTTTAATATATATGGGTGTCTAAAATATATACCTAAAATAGTATTTTTATATTTCTCATTATATGCTAAATTTTTTCTATTTATTTTAGTATATGGGTCATAAGTTTTGTTGAAATCACCAATCAATATATTAGCTACATTATAATCTAACATATCTTCAGTAATTTTTATTTTATTAAATAATTCTTCGCTTTTTTTCATTTTACCCAATTATTATCACATAGATGTATACCATAAACATCATCATAGTATTTTAAATTTTTTTCAGTTACTATTTTATCACTAATAATATCGACATCATCTCCAATATTAAAAGTTTTTGTTAAAAATGCAGGACCTGCAACTTCCATATTATCATATATATTATTATATTTCTTATTATTACCATTGGTATGTAATTTTTTAATAAGTTTTTCTAAAAATTTATTTTTTGGAGATGAATACATAATCATAGGGTCTATATATTTTTCATATTTTTTAACTGAAAAATAATCATTTATAGCTTTTTGAGAAAAAAGACAGCACTTACCTTTAGATAATAATTTAGTAATATCTTTTTTAAAAATAATATCTAAATCTAAATACAAACCACCATATTCATAGAGATAAAAATATCTAACTGCATCAACTCTATTAATATAATGATTGTAATTTTTATATATTTTATAAAAGGATGGGTATTTATTTTTTATAAAAAAATCATTTTCATCATCTGTCCATAGTTTATAGTTCCAATCTTTAAAAAATTTTTTATTTTGTATTTTTATTTTTAAATATTTAGCTGGTAATGTTTCAGTAGACCAACTTTGATGAATTGTTTTATATATCATTTATATCAATCCTTTCAACACTGTAAAAATTTTTAAAACCTTTTAAGTTTAATATTTCTTTATAAAGAGGGGTTTCATAATTATATGGAAAACAGAAATTATCAGGTATAAAATCTAAATTTTTTATAAATTCATAATGCATTTGTTTATTATCTTCAATAATACATTCAACACAATCAGCTGTCTTCAATTTATGGTAATGGCTATGGCAACCGATATAACAATTTGGTTTATTAAAAATTTCTTTTATTTGAGACCATTTCATATAATTAGTAAAATTACCTTTAAAAGCTTTTTTATGAGCATTATAAGAAGTTATATAAGTATTATCTTGTTTTGTAGTTTCTTCACAAACTATACCACTACTAATAAAAAAATATTTATCGGTATTAATTTTTAACAACTCATCTAAAAATAGATATTGAGTATATAAACCATCATCGAATGTTAAAATATAATCTTCTAAATTTAAGTTTAAAAAATCTTTTTTAAACTCATGGATCATTAAAATAGGTTTCATTTAAATATCTTTTTTATATATACAAATAAATGGTTCTGCTTTTTTATTACCTGATATACTACCAAAATAATTATCTCTATATTTAATAAAATTTACATTCAAAGGATCAGGTAAGTTATTAATTTCTGTTTTATATCTTTTTATACATTTATATTTATTTTTTGAGTGTTTAGATATATCTATAAAAGTATTATAATTTATATTTTTAAATGACCATTCCGTACTACCTGGTATTGGAAATTCATATAAAGCTTCAATTGTACTATTATTTCTCGGTCTACAGCTTACTTTTACTGCTTTTGATAGGGTATAATGGTCAATATGTACATCGTTTTCATGGTTTGTAAAAACTATTTGTGGTTTAACTTTATTAATGATTTCATTTAAGTAGGAAGTAAGTTCTATATGAGGTACGGTATCTAAACTAACATCATTAAAACTATTCATATATATTTTTTTAATACCTAAAGTTTTTATATTTTTATGTAAAGCTTTTATTCTTTTATTTTCTACGTATTCTTTTCCTGGTTTATTACCTTTACATAATATACATAGAGTTATATCATTATTTTTAGATAACTTACTGACAGTGCCACCCATGCCTAACTCTACATCATCTGGGTGAGCCGCAATTATTAAAATTTTTTTCATGTATATAATTTTTTAATATTAGCGATTGTATTGCACTTTAAATTTCTATAATTATATATTATATTTCTTTCATTTACAACTTCTAAAGTTTGTTTTATAAAATCATTTAAAGTTAAAAATTCAATTTGATTATTCATATCTTTTTCTGGTACTAAATTTAACCTTAATTTTTTCATTAACCCTTTTTTACGACTTTTATCATATATCCTAGGTATTCTTAATATTATCCAGTTATTACAATTATCTTGAATATATTTTTCCATTAATAACTTACATTGGCGATATAAGTTATCTGGCTTTTCAACGCCTATACTACTTGCAAATATAATCTTACCTTTATTTTCGTTTATAATATCTACCATATTTAAAGTACCATTAACAATTGTATTAATTGTATTTTTATTATTTGAAAAATCAAAATCATCACTAGGACTTGCAAAATGAAATAGTCTATCGCAATTAATTATTTTTTTATCTAAAATATTACCGTAATCTAAAGTTATACCATTAATATTTTTTTTTATATTACTACCTAAAAAACCTCTTTCAGCACCTGTAAATAAATTTATCATAATTTTAATATTTATTAACCGTTATGAGCAAACCAATCACTAGAAAAATCACTACCTTCTAGTTTCATTTCCTTCAAATATTCGTTTTTAAATTTTATATCTAATTTAAAATTATATTTTTTTTCATAAAATTTTATTAACTTAATTTTACCTATAACCATTTCTTGTTGTTTCATTTTGTTTAATCTGTCGTATGTACCTTTTGTAATTATTTCACTAAAATCAGCAAATGTCCATTCATTTGTATTATTTTTAGTTTCGTATGCATAATCACAATCTTCCCAATCACCCCCTGAAGAACCAACATTAATAAATTCTTTAGCTAAACAGTATTCTTTATGAATAAAATTATTTTTTATATTTTTACAAAAATTATGTATATCATCGTAAAATTTCCAAATTTCTACAATATTATTGTCATTTAAAAAATGTGATAAATTGAAAGTTAATCCACTTAAATGCATAAATTTAATAATCCAATAATATAATATCATTTCTTCAAATTCTTTTTTATTAAATGTAGAAGAAGAAACTACTAAACGTTCACTTTCAGAAATTTTAAAACGATTATTAATAGATATAGATTTTTGCTGTATATTTAAAGTTTTTATTTTATATTTTTCTACATATTCAGGGTCATTTAATTCAGCATTAACTAACTGTTGAGCACCGTATGCTCTAATATCATAAATTCCATTTGAGCCAACATTTTTATCTGCAAGTAAATTTTGAAAATTAGTTTTAAATTCACTCAGATTTTCGCCAGGTAACCCTATTATTATTTCAATAAAGCCTTTTTTGTTTGATTTTTTTAAAGTATTAGTAATTATATCTAGTTCTCCTTTATTTTTTACATCAACCATATTTTTACGTTTTATAGCTTTTAAAACTTTATCACTCACCGACTGAATTGAAATACCAACAGCTTGACCAAGAGAATCTTTCATTAGATATACAATATCAGCTAACTTGTAGAATGGTATTTTTGCCCAACCAGTTATAATTGCTTTTATTGATTCTTTACCTTCTTTAATCCGTTTTTCATTTATATTTTTTAAGATATTTGCAATTTCTATATATCTCTCTTTGTAAATTCCAAAATTTGAATCTGCAACATAAAAAGAACTAATTTCTTTATCAGAAAAAAACTTTAATTCGTCCTTAACTCGTTTTATACTAAACTTCCGCATTTTTGTATATGTTAAACTACCCCAATCACAAAAAGTGCATAAAAAAGGACAACCTCTTAACGTCTCCAACATTCCTATACTATTTTTTAAATCATCACCCACTAATCTTTCAATCGTACCATCGGTGTAAGGAGAAGATAAATTTTCAATATTTATTTTTTCTAACGATGGTTCGTTCTTAAAATTTTTCGTTTGTATGCCTTTAATTTTTGAATAATTTTTATCAGTAAAAAAATGATCGAATATGTTTTTTAAAATCATTTCTCCTTCACCATGTACAATTATATCTATATAATCATGTTTTTCAAAAAAAATATTATCGTTATTAGGTATTTGAGGGCCTCCAAATACAATAAGACATTTAGGGTTTATTTTTTTAACCTCTTCAGCTAATAGTTTTGATATATTCCAATTCCATACATAACAAGAACATAATAAAATATCAGCATTTTTACATTGTTTTATATTATCTTCTAATAATTTTTTATTAACAAATGTTTTATGAAAATTACAAGATTTTTTTATATAATCAAATTGTGTTAAATGGGAAACTAGAACTCCGATTGTATATGGTATGTGATCTGTATTAGCAAACTGAGAAGTATAAATATTAATTTTATTTTTCATTACCAATTACAATTATCATAGCCAAATCTTATAAAAAAACATCCATTTTTTCCTCTTAAAATATTACTAACTGTTTTTAAAAGTTTTCCTTTGGTTTCTGGTGTATATAATGGCATTTTTAATGCATGGCATAATTTATCATCATCATCTATTAAATGACCCCTACCAACCATTTCGTAACAGTTATTATGACCAGAATTTATAAAAATTATTTTACCATTTTTTTCTGCCCAGCCCTTTACATTTAATTTAATTTGTTCATAACCTCTATGTATAATCATCCCCGCAACACCATAAACAAATACAGTTTTACCGCAATATGCTAAACCGCTTGCAATATTTACAATATTAGGTTCCTGTATACCGCAATTTAAAACGTTTTCAGGTTTTTTTTGTAAAAGATCAAAGAAATGCCACATATCACCATGTAAAAAATAGATATCTGGGTCGTTTAGTTTACTCAAGTAACTGTCTAATGTCTGTCTCATTTAAAGTTTTATAATGCCATTCAGCAATGTTATTTAAAATTTTTGGATAACCTTTACCTTTTAAAGTTTTAAATACAAAACATGTTGGTTTATCAAAATTACACTCGTTCCATATTTTTTTAATTAATTTTTTATCGTGACCATCTATAATATTTAAATCCCAACCATAATTTTTTAAAAATTTAAAAACAGGTTCTATATTTAGTATTTCATTTGTAACTCCGCATCTCTGAGCATTATTATAGTCAATAGTTAAAATAATATTATTAAGATTATGGTGACCTATATATTGTATTGCTTCTAATGTATTACCCATTTGTAATACAGCATCTCCAATGTTTACCCAAATATTTTTATCTTTATTAACTAAAGAAATACCTATAGAGACACCTAAAGCATCACCTAAAATATCTGATGAATAATTTACAAACCAATGATTTTCTTCTTTTACTACTGTTGTTAAATTTGAATATGTATCTATTAAACCAGCTTTCTTCCAAGGTATGTAATATGCTTGACCACCGTGAGGTTTTCCTAATACGATAAAATCTCCATTATGTGGGTCTATAAATTTATTTTCAAAAATAGTCGAAACATAATCAAACATTGACAAGGCAGAAGGTATATGGCTCCATTTATTATCAAATGATAAATTTATTATTTCACATAATTTATTATGCATAACTACTAACTATTGTAATATATTTCATCTACAATATTTAATATATTATTTTTTTGACTCCAGTTAGGGTAGTCATTAATAAATTTAGTATTATCGCTGATATACCATTTATGGTCACCAATTCTAGGTTTGTTATCATACAATATATTTTTTTCAATATTAGATTTTTTATCTTTAAAAATTTGAATTAATTCTAATATAGATATATTATTATTTCTACCACCTCCTAAATTATAAACTGCTCCGCTTTTAGGTTTTTTTATAAATTCAAAAAATGCGTTTACTAAATCTATTGAATGAATATTATCTCTAACTTGTTTTCCTTTATAACCGTATATTGTATAGTCATAATTATTTTTTAAACATTTAATAAAATAAGACATAAAACCATGCTGTTCGACACCGTTATGCTTTTTACCTGTTATACAACCGCATCTAAAAATACCTGTTTTTAAATTATATAAATTACTATACTCTTGACATAATAAGTCTGCGTATACTTTTGAAACACCAAATAATGAATGTGTACTTTGATCTATACTCATTTTTTCATTAATACTAGTTTTATTATTATTTTTATATCCTTCAAATCTTAATTCTTCTTCTCTTATATCAATTATTTTGGAGTAATTTATTAAATCACCATAAACTTTGTTTGTTGAAACAAATATAAATGATGCGTTTGGATGATATTTTTTTGTACAATTTAATAAATTAAGGGTACCTAGAGCATTGGAATTAAAGTCCATATAAGGTTGTATATTTGAAAAATCATGTGCCGGTTGACCAGCAGCATGTATAATAGTATAAATATTTTTTACTTTTTTAAAAATTGGTTCTAACTTTTTTATATTAGAAATATCTATTTTATAATTTTTAAAATTTTTAAATTTTTTTTCTAAATTTTTTAAATTGTTAAAATTGCAACCGTCATGACCAAAAAATTTTTTCCGAAAATTATTGTCTATACCTATAACGTTATAACCTTTAGCGCAAAAAAACTCTACAGCTTCCGACCCGACTAAACCACCACTACCTGTAATAATAATATTCATTTTAATAGTAATCAGGTAAAACGAAAGTTAAGTTACTACCATCATATCCTTGTATATAACATTTTTTATTAATTACATTTACACTACTTTTTTTATTCATACACAATAAAAATAATTCGTCTAATTCCCGTAATTGGTATTTACTTTTATTATCTATAAAATATTTTAAATTGAATTTTTTACAATTTAAAACAAATTGACTCATTTGTAAAAATTTTAATTTATTATGTTTTAAAAAATCTTTTAATATTTTATAATTTTTAAATTTTCTTTGTTTAATTATTTCGTTATGTTTTGTATCTTTTAATTCTAATTTTAAAAACTCTTTATGAATTTTATAATCAACTAAATTTACATCAAAATTTAAATTTATATTATCAAAAAAATTATTGGTTAAAATATCATCATCTTCAAAAAAATATATAAAATTATCACCAACCATATTAAAAAAATCTATATAAGATTCACTTAAACATTTATATTGTCTATAATAATAACTAGTTTTAATATTATCATAATATAATTCTTTAATATCATTGCTATCATTATTTACAATAATTTCCATATCAAAGTTTCTTTTTCTATAGTTATAACTATCAATAATACTTTGTATTGATCGTTTAAAAGACCTAGGTCTATTATGTGTTAGTAAACAAATTATAAGTTTCATTAATTGAATAATGACTGTATTTAGTTAAATAACTTAATGAGTCAAGTTGATTACGATGTAATAAAATTTAACAATTTTAATATTACAGTATTACCTAAAAATAAAATATATCGATATGGTGATATATTGTATCAAATATTTGACTACAAAAAAATAATAAAAAAAATTTTAAATCATGATATATACAATAAAAGTTTACTTTTTAATTACCTAAATAAAATACATGCAAACGGACTTAAACGTGAAAATGGTAGAAAAATTAATTTTGGTAATTTAAAAAGACCTAATTTAAGTAAAATTCAAAAAGAAGTATTAAAATGTTCAATTTATGATTTTTTAAAAGAAAATAATTTAAATTTTTACCGTAATAAAAACGAACTCGTAGTAAATTTAAGATGTGGTGATCATATAGTTGACTCATCTAATGAAGTAATTAATTTTTTAAAAAAACATAAAAATATAGATTCAATAAAAATAGTAACGTCATTTCATTTCCATGGAAAGGGTTATATAAATGTATTACGTAAAATGAATACTATAAATAAAGAATATTTAGAATTTGATAGTAAAGATTATAATTTATCAAATGATGACTATATAAAAACTGGAGTAAAAATTGAAAATTGTATAAACTATTTAAAATATTTTTTTAACAAGATTGAAAAATACAAAAAGATTGATATTAATATATCTTCCAACGGCCCGGATATTGACTTTATTAACTTAATAATGGCTGTTAATTTAGTTTGTGTTGAAGATTCAGGATTTTCTAAAGCTGCAATAGAAATGAATACTTATTTATACAATAATATAAATACTGTTTTAGTAGACAGTGGAAGAGTAATATTAAATCGTAATGAAAGAATATATTTTAAATAAAGAAAAATATTTTATAAAAGATGGTAAATTTTTTATAAAATACGGTTCTTTTAAAATAGACCCGTTAATTTGGTCAGATAAAATAGTTAATTCAATACCATTAGTAGTACAAAGTTTTAATAGATACGATTTTTTACCCAATATTATTACAGAAAATGATGAAATTTATATTGAAACTTTTATTAATTATGAAAAAGTTAAATTTACTGATTTAATTAATAATAAAGGTAAGCTAAGTTATTTGTTTAACAAAATATTAAAAACTAATAAGAAAAAATATCATTTTTTTAATCCAAATAATTTATTTTATAAAATAGTAAATTCTATTAATATAATAAACGATGATAGTGCTTTAAAGATATATACAGATGGAATTAATAGTGATACATTCGAGAAATTAAATAGTATTATTGAAAAGGAATTCAACATAAAAATAAAAATTTTATTTGATAATTTTTCAATATTATCTTTAAGTGATATAGATTTAAATAATATTTACATTTTAAAGAAAAATAAAAAAATAATCGATTTTAAAATAATTCCCTATAAAACCCAACATAAATTTGGATTTACTAATTGCAATTTAATTGTAGATTGTGGAGGTTATAAATATTCAGATATTTTTAAATTTATTTATAACTCTGATTTAAAAAATAATATATTAGAAAATTATAAAATTATAAAAATAAACAATTGCAATATTTTTTTTAAAAAATAACTACTGCCTTATTTTTTTATAATTAAGCATTAGATCACACTGACAACCGGTTTTAAGGGGACATGTCACACAGTTCGTTAATTTTTTATTTAATATATCAAGATTTTCGTTTGTACAATCATTATGAATATTACCTAAAGGAGTTATACTCCACATTTTTGCACTACACTTCCACCCATAAAATCTATCAAGCTTTAAAGCTCTAATTAATAGTTCTGGAATATAAACTTCTCTACCCTTTTTATCTTTATATCTTATATTTCTTTGAATAGTATTTTTAAAAATATCAAAATTTTCTTCAGAATTAACTTTACAAAAGTTTAAAAATTCCAATACCATACTCATCATTTGGTCTGTATTGTTTTCTGAGCATGATTTGCCAGTTTTATAATCATAACCGAAATCAAATCCTTCATATTGTTTTGTTGAATGCAATAAATTAAAATGAGACATTACATTATTTTTACTTAAATCTTTTATTAATTTAAACGTTTTAGACCACTTTTCTTTTTCTGGTGCAAAATTAATATTGCTAAAAAATCTTACGTTTTTAAATTTATTTAACTCAATGCATTTTTTTAAATACCTATCATTTTTATCGTATTCATTGTGGTAAGAAGCACTAATTATAAGTTTGTTATATTTTTTATCGTCAAACTTTTTATAAAACGATACCGGTTTAGCAATATTAGTTACTAATTCTATACTTTTACATTTTTCGTTTTTATTTAGTTCTTCAATTATTTCAAAAATATTAGGGTGGGTGGTTGGTTCACCACCTAGTAATTCTATATTAAATTCAGGAATTGATCTAAGTTTTAATTTTTTTAAAATTATAGGGTATGCTTTTAATAGTGTTGGATCTGGTTTTTTAGTTAACTGTTCAAAGGCATAACAATAAGTACATCTATACTGACAGTAATATGTTAATTCCCAACTAAAATTAACAGGTTCTTTATCTTCTTCATCCCCTGATTCAATATAATCACTAAAAATAAAATTATTTTTGTTTTTAGTAAAATGTATTATTTCATCTATATTAGTATCAGTAAAATCACTATAAGTTTTATCTAAATTCATTTTTTTTATTCTTTAGGTTTGAGTTGGCCGGGAGCTGTTTTATGGTAATAAAACATAAAATCACATGCACACTCTGTTAATGGGCATTTTACACATTTATTTAAATTTTTAAATAAAAAATCAGCTATTTCACCAGTACAAGAGTTTTTAAAAACCCCATTTTTTGTTATATACCATAATTTTGGTCTACAATTATAACCTTTAAAACTTTTAAGTTTATATTTATTTATTTCATGTAAGTCATAGTATTTCGTTTCACCATTATCATATACAAAAGGGAATTTTTCATGATCAATATAAATTTTTTCTTTATTACCTAACTTATGTTTTAACGGTTCTATTAATTCTCTATCAATCGTTTCATGATATTCATCAGTAAATTTACTATCATAATTATCAGTCGAAAAAAGATAGTTAACACCAGCATTAATATTATTATCCCAGCATTGATTAAGTATTTCTTTATAAATTGGTATTTTATTTATATCTTTATGTAAATTTAAATTAACAAAACATTTAACACCAGCATTATAAATTTCTTTAATTTTATCGCAAAATTTATTAACATTTTTTATATATTCAATATGAACTGATATACTAAATTCTAATTTTTTATATTTTGTTTTATCAGAAAATTGTTTATAATAAGATGCTGGTTTTGCTAAGTTTGTATTAACAGAAAGAAACTTACATTTATCATTTTTTTCTAAATCATCTAATATATCTAAGAAAAAAGGATGGGTAGTAGGTTCACCACCTAAAATTTCAACTCTAAACCCAGGTATTGAATTTAATTTAAATTTTTTTAATACATTTTTATATTTTAATATATCCTTCTCATCAATTTTATTTTTCAAGATTTCTCTCACATAACAATAACTACATCTATACTGACATTGATCGGTTAATTCCCAGCTAAATGTAATATCTTTATGATCTTTAAAACCTGTTTCTAATAATTTCATCGATATTTTTTATGATCTAAACCATCATAACAATGATTATTTAAACATCTTAATGATTTATTCAAATATGTACTAATATTTAAATCTTGCAACTTAACTATATTAATACCATTATAAAAATCATCATTACAGTGGTATGTATTTAAGTTATGATCTATAACCATATTTTTGATACCACAGTCACACTTCATAAATTTAAATTTTTTATGTATATTATAACCGGTGACTTCAGAAAAATTAAATACTTTATCATTAACATTAAAATTCCAGCCAATTTCAAAATATTTTTTTAATTCAGGGTAATTTTTTAACCAATATCTAAATTCTAGACTTTTACCTTTATCATCATTTACGAGAAAACTATCTTTTAAATATTCTTCATAACCTTTAATATTTTTATTAACCAAATTTTCAGTTTCAGTAAATCTCATTTTTAATTTATTAGGGAATACATCTAGAATTTTATATAATTCTTTTAAAGTTTGTTCTTTTTTAGGTAACTCAGTACTAAAAAAGCATAGACCTAAACTATCATATTTTTTACAAATATGCATTTTTTCAATAAAATCTTGAACTTTTTGTTTGTTTAAATGATAACTACTGCATATATCTATATTATGATTTGATTGTTTAATTTTATTAATTTTTATTAAAAAGTTTTCTAATCTTTTTTTATTAATACTTAAATTTGTTTGAGTTTGTATAAAAAGTTCCCTATCTTTAAAAATTTCTACCAGTTTATAATTTAAATACTCCCAGTGTTTACTTAAAGTTGGTTCACCACCATAAAAATAAAAAAATATTTTTTTCTTACTTACAGGAATATCTTTGATTTTTTCTAAAACTTGATCACATTGTTCTTTTGTCCACGTTTTGGTATTATTGTTATATTCTTCACAAAACCAGCATTTATGATTACACCTAAAACACGGTTTTAGAGTTACTTTTAAATCATATTCTGGCCATTCATTTGTTTTTATTATTTCAAATGAATTTATTTTTTCTTTAAATTCTGCCATTTAAAATATTAATTAGTTGATCGTTTTCATTTAAAAAAATACTTTCAAAATTATTTTTTATATCTAATTTTCTATATTTTAATCCGGTATCTATGTCTAAATATTTTTTATCTATATTATGGTATACAACATCTTTATTATAATACTTACATTCTGCTATAAATCTTGGACTACAGTCAAAACAACCTAATTCTTGTTTAGTTACCGAATAAGTTGGAGTATATATATAAGTATCAAACTTTTCAAATATATTATCTAAAGGCATAGCAGGGAAAGTTACATTTTTTATATTTTTAAATTGTTCCTTGTATAATTCTGGCTGATTAGTTAGAATTATATAATTTTTAAACTTATACTGCATAACTACATCAAGTAAATAATTACTACACAGTTTTCTACAGTTTGTGGTTATATATAACAGTGCAGTTTCAGTTTGTACCTTTTTAATATCATTATAAATGTTAAACTTTATTTTTTTCTTATAATCTATAGCTATTTCATTATCTTTATCATTATAAACTCTTTGATCTTGTAGTAAAGTTATATTTTTATAAGGTAAATTATAGTGGTGATCTTTATTAGAACATCTAAATGAAAATATATTATCAAAAGATAAAACTATACCGTCCCTTAACGAGGTTCTAGTAAATCCCCCATCAACAAATAATATATTTTTACCTGATACAAACTTAGGCCGATTATAAAAAATAGTATTACTTTTAATTTCATTAATTATATTATTTTTTATATTATATTTTGATTTAATTGCTTTTTCAATTGTATTCCAATTCATATCTTCGCATATTAATATGCCAATTTTCATATGCCGGCTTAGGACCAAGTAATATTCTAATATTTCATACAAATGACCAGATATTCCATGATTATTATCATTATTCCATGTCATTGTTAAGAATAAATCATAACTTTTATCTAATTTTAAATATCTCACTAGTAAAAATCTTTCCTATAATGATTAACATCCCGTATTTTATCACCAGGCTCAGGATAAACTTCCATATCTAATTGTTTTTCAATACCATCACAAATATAAAAATATTTACACTTAAAACAGGCTAAAGATTTTTTATAATCAGTGAGTCTATCATGTCTAGCTTTAGCATATCCTAATTCTATTTTTTGATTATGTGTATATGTTTTAGTTACATCAATATCATAGTCATATATTTCTTTATTCCAGTCATATACATCATATACATGTTGATATTGATTACATACATATTTTTCATAACCTTTCATAAAGCAATAAGGTGTATATCTAACGTTAATATATTTTACATCATTAACTATTAAATCTATACATCTTTTTATATTATCGGTTAGTTTATTATAATCATCTATAGGTTCAAACGTTTTATTATCATCCCAGTAGTTTAAAGTAAGAAAATTTACTTGAAAAGGTTTAATTTTTTTAATAATATCAGCATAAGCTATTAAACCTGTATAGTTTTTTTGGTAAACTGTACAGTTTATTCTAACCCGTATATCATGTTTATTACATAGATCTATTGCTTTATTAATTTTCTTCCAACCATTCTTTCTTCCCACTATATCATCATGAACCTTTTCATTGTAACCATGTAAACTAAATAAAATTTCTTTTAATCCATGTTCTTTTGATTTTAATAAAAACTTTTCATTAGAAAATGCCGAACCATTACTTAAACAGCTTATATTTTTAAATTTACCATTACAATAGTCTAATATTTTAAACCAATCTTTATGTATAGAGCTTTCTCCTCCTGATAAGTCTACTTCATCTATACCGTATGAGTGTAAAATATCTATACGCTCTTTAATGGTATCATATGACGTTTTCTGATCCAGTTTATCTAGATAATAGCAAAACTCACAGTGATAGTTACAATGAAACCCAGTATCTAACTTTGCTCTATTGTTTCTTTTAGTGGTATAATCAACATTAAATCTATTGATACTAATTTTATTAATATCCATGGTAGCTTAATTTTATTGATTTGCTTTACCAAGAATTTCTTTTATTTTGTCTGTCACCTTTGTAACAACATAATTTGTATCTTTTATTTCAGATACTTCATCATAAATTTCTTGAAGTTCATTAAATGTCATCGTTTCAACCAGTAAAAGAGCAGCATCTAAGGTACTATCATTAGTACAATTAATTAAATCCTTAATACTTTTTAATTCCTCAGGTAATGGTAAGAGTAGTGGTGGGTATGTATCGATTATATCTATTAAATTTTTACAATCACTGAAATCTATTTCAGAGATTGTATCGTTAAACATTTCTATAATATCTTCAATGTCTTCAATGTCTTCTTCATCATCAGTTTCATTTTTTATTTCATTTAGTTCATTAATATTTTCATCAACTTTAATTTTTATTATTTTATTCCATACATTTTTAATATTATTAATATTAGAAATAGTATTCGCTTTTATTTCATAGTCTCTTATAGTAAATTCAAATTTTTTACATATATCAAATATTTCTTTTTCTGAATTAACTAAATAAACCTCGTTTTTTAAATAATAATCTTCTAATTCATCTTTAGATATGTATTCTAAACTACAATCATTTAAATCTGAATTTATAGTATTAATATAGCCTAAATTAATTTCTATATTATTGTCCTTCTCATGGATAGTTATTTCTTCAATTTCATCATAAAATAAATTTACAACTTTTTTTGATAAAAGATTATACACCTTTATTTTATCAATTTTATCTGTGTTTTTTATTGTTATATGACAAACATCTTTAAAAGTAGTATATGGTTTACTTATTCCTTCGATCTTTAAGAAACATATATTATTAGATAGTTGTTCAACGATATAATTTTTAGTTACGCTATCCATTTACTTATTTATGGGTAGGACATTGAAGGTCCATAGGTTCGACCGCTAGGATCTTGTTTACCCTGTAGTAAATATAATGCGTTAGACGTTTTACCTTTACCAGCACCATTAGCATATGTAAAATTAATAGACGTAGTATCTCCAAATGAGCCTACACCTGTTGTATTCATACCTCTAACCTTTGCAGCTCCCCCATATCCAGGTGTTATTCTAAATTTTGCTTCCGGTTGAGCATTAACTCCGCGATTAGCGAACCCACCGCTCAGTTCATCTTTTAAAGCTTTAACTGTAACAGTATATTCAGTACCAGTTTGACCATCTTTACCACCTTGTAAACCGGTGAACTCTACAACTTTTGGACCGGGTAAGTCGACCAAACTACCATGAAGAGCAATTTTTGTTTGACCATTCATACTAAATATGTACGAGAATTTATCACTAAATATACCTTGTAGTGAGACTTTTGCATTATTATTAGTACCATACGTTGAATGTGTTTCATTTACCGCGGTAGCTATAACCCCAAGAATTGTTGTTCCATGGAAATCACTAAAATTAACTTGTTGACCGGTATTACTTGCATTGCTAAAATTACCTGTCACACCGACGTATGTTTTAAACCAATCTCTTAAAGCATTTACACTAGTATTAACCTCAGTTCGACCAGTACCATGTTTTATATTTTTAAGTAAATTTATACTTCTATTAGCACCTGTATTTCCAGGGCTAACTTCACCTGATTCTGGTATACCTTTTGGTGCTGTACTATCATCTACTGCCATATTATTATTTAATTATTTATCCTTTTTCTTCCAGGTTACCCGTTTAGAGCTTTTCTTTTGATACATTTTACCTTTTATTTTATTACAAGCTGCTTTTGTAGGTCTACATGCAGGGTAACTTCCGCCTGATTTTTTAGATTTTCTACCACAAGGTCCTCCAGTCTTGCAATTTATCCAACCACTAAATTTTTTACCTGTTTTTGGATCTTTACCACCACGTTTGAACCATTGATGAAGGTTATCACTAGCTTCATTTACATAAAACTCATATAGTTCATCAAAATTCATTATTTACCAGCTTTACGCATCTTATTAGAATGCAATTTATCACCTGATTTTTTAGCAGCCTTGTAAGCCTTTGAACCTTTCTTAGCTGATTTGCGTCCAGATTTTCTTTTCTTATTAATGTTAGCCCAAAGACTTTCTAATATTGTATCAAATTTATTCATTTCTTTTTCCAGATTTTACCTTTTCTACACCTTACAATAGCTCCTGATTTATAGGCTGAAGTCTTTTTACCATATGCACTATCAGCTTTTCTCTTGCATCTATCTTCGGCATCTTCAGTGGAGGTTAAACTATCAATATAAAAGTCACCTTTATGGTAAAGATTACCATCTTCACGATAATGTAAATTAGTATTAATTCTTAACCCATTATCGAGTGTAATTACATCATACTGTTTGTTGTGGTCGACAACTTTACCTTTTAATTTAAAATTTGTTGTACCTCCACCTGATGAGTCTTTAGTTGCATATACTATATTTTTACCAATATAATCTTCACCATTTTCTTCACTTTCTGGGCTTAATGGTGATTTTTTAAGGTGATCGTAAATAGCAGCTACCTTTTGAGCTTTTTCAAGTTTTCTCTTAAGCATATCAACATATGCAGTACCTCCATATTCCTTAACCCTTTGAGGGTCTGGATTAGAAATTAAAACTTTTAAACTTTCAATTTCTGATTGTTCAAAAAATATTTTAAATGTTTTCATAATAAATTACCATTTTTTGCATGACCAGTAGCCTGCGGTTGTTCTATCTTTCTTCTGATCACATTTATGACGTGCTCTGAAAGATTTACGAGCACCTGGGTTAGATTTACGTATTCTCATTGTTTTCCTTTTAGCAGATGTACCACCATGTCCAAAATTAACCTTCTTTACATTACCAGTCTTAGGATTTTTTACATACACCTTAAACTTTTTAACATCTCCTCTAGTAGGTTTATTAAGAGTTACTTTTCTACCTTTATATTCTGCGTCTTCATCGAATGCTTCCATAAGAGAAGTATATAGTTTATCGAATGTCATTTAATTATTTATTAAATATTAATATGGATAACGAATCTAATTTAATTTTTGAGCAATATAAATCATTAAATGAAATGAGCGGCCTCAATCGTGCGATGGGTAAAATGGTAAATGTACCTGGACCAGGTTCGCAAAATACTGCTTCTAAAGTAGTGGTAATGAAAATTGGTGATAAAGAAGGTTTAGCAGATTGTGAAGATGCTGAAAAAGAAGAAGAAACAGTTTTTATTCAAGCTGGTGACCAAGATGAGTGTCAAAGTGATTGCGATTGCGACGACTGCAATAATGATTATGATGGTGAATTAGATATGGCAAGATCTGAATTACTTAAAGCTGCAGAATATGCAACTAAATTATTTAACCATCTTGAAAATTTAGATAATTTAGAAGGTTGGACAGCTTCCAAAATAACTAAAGCTGCTGATTATCTATCATCAGTTTACCATGCATTAGAGTATGATAATTTAGATGCAGATATAGAAGATGAACAAGACCCTGAAGATGATGATTTGGAACTAGATGTCGATGATATGACTAAAACTGCTAAAGAAACTGGTTTTGGTGGTTAAACCAGTTTATTATCGAATATACGTTTAACTTCCTCATCCATTGAACCGTAGAGATCTTGAATAAGATCTCTTCTTTCCTTTTCATCTAAACCTTTGTATAATTCTCTTATTTGGGATGCACTTCTAATATCTTTACCGAGAATACTAAAATCCATAGTAGGTAATGTTGCTATATAACCATGTTTATTACCACTAGTTAATTTTTTAGATTTATCATATGGTTGGAAATAACTAGGCTTACCATCTTTCTTTAAACCAAAAGCAAATCTAGGTCTATCTCCTTGCATATCTTTTTCAGATACAGCAAATATAAGTTTAGTTTTTTCTAAATCATAATTATCGATAATTTCTTTTGCTAAATAAGGATTTTTTGTCATTTCAACAAAACTCGGATCAATACCAGCACTTTGTATCATCATTCTCTTTTCTTCAAATTCAAAAGGTGAATTAGTGTCATTAGTTTTACCAGATGTAGAAATAAATACATCAGCTGTAGGAAATTCTTGTTTTAATTTATTATATACTGATGCATGACCTTTATGGAACGGGTGAAATCTACCCGGGTAAATTACTACCGTTTTTGTTAAATCTTCTGCATCTTCAAATTCATTTAACATTTCATACATCTCATTAAAAGCTCCAATTTTTCTACCTCCTGTTGGATTAGATTGTAATCTTGTACCTTCACCTCTATTAAATACCGGGGGATTAGTAATATATGATTCTTGGTTTTCTGGTGATGTAGGTTTACCAGTACCAAAATTAGCCCGACTAAATTCTTCTCTATCAACTAATTTAGTAATTTCTGCACCTGCTGCAGTAACTTTAGATAGTGCAAAACCTTCAGGGGCAGTAGTTTGCCAATTATTAGGACTTTCTTCAAGATATGTACCTAATAGATCATTTTTAGTTATTTCATTAAAAATTTTAATAAGGTTATTTTTTAAATTAGCTATGATTTTAGTAATTTCAAAAGCATTTTTTATTGAAGGTTTAAGCTTTTGTAAGGTTTTTAAAGTTACTTTCATTTGCTCAGTCTTTTTAGCTTTACCTTTTTCACTCTTTAGCTTTTCTAATTCTTTTGTAAAACGATTCGAAATATAGCCGACATATTCTTCTGTAGACATCGCTGTATCTTGCAAAAATCTTCCAGATCTTATTTCAGAGTTAATATAAGATTTTAAAGTACTAGTATAATCATCTAATGCACTAAAATCGACTTTATCAGCCAACTTAAGTAATTGTTTCTTTTTTGTTTTAACATCCTTTAAAAGTAATTTACTAAAAGATGATTTATTGTTTTTAGGTTTATTTGCCAATACATTAAAAACAAACACTGTATTAGATGGGGTAAATTCATCTGTTGAAGAAGTATATTTTTTAACTTTCAATATACCGTTTTGAACCATATACTCAATATGAACTGCAACTCCTATCTTGGATCTAGCTATTTGATCACCATAGGGGCTATTTTCTGTAACAGCATACTTAATAGTATTTGGAGTAAAAGTTAAAAATTTATTTTCATTTTTTACACCATCAATAGTTTCAGGGGTTTCAAATGTTTTCATTTGAGGGTCAAACATATAATCCATTTGATAAATCCCTTTAAGATTTAAAGATGGTAAATAACGTAAAGCTAATTTTAATTTATCTGCTAACCCACCGGTACCATGATTTGTGGTAATATCTTGCTCTGTATAATTAATTTTAGGATTTTTAGCAAAAGCTGATTTACTTGCTACAAAAAATTTATTATTAGTATCTATACCTGCAACGATAGCAGGTGCCCCATCAAACTTAGTAGATATTTTATAATCAGATTCGTCTACAAAATATGATATAGAAGATTCTATTTGGTTAATAGCTTCTATAACACCTTGCTTACCTTTATTAAGTATATTTTCTTCTAAATGATCGATATGCTTTACTGCTCCATCTATTGCATCAAAGAATTCTAACAGTACTGTATGGTGTTGTTTAAAGTTCATCATGATAATTTTAAATCCTTTTTAAATTTTGCATTTACATTACTTCCTGGATAACCTATATAAACTCCATCTCCATCAAAATCAAAAGCTATAAAGTTGTTTTTGATAGCATTTACAATATTAGAATAACTATTAACATTTAAATAACGTGCTTTGTCAAATGTACCATCCCCAGCAACGCTTCCTGCCTTCCTAGTAAAACCTTTTTGATAGACATATAATACTATATCAAAACCTTCATTACCATATTCATTTAACATTATACCAGCAAAATGCTGCATTCGTTTAACTGGGTCTGTAATATTTTGATCAATAAACTGTTGTAAAATAGAACTATTATTAAAAGCTCTTTTCATTACATCGCCGGTAAACTTAGCCTGTTGTAAATCTTCAATAGATAAATCAGGTTTAGCAGCAAACCCTTTAAGTTTATTGAGATCATTTTTAAAGCCTCCGCCTCTAGCACTAATAATTCTACCTTTACCTACCTTTAATTCAACGTTTAAACCGCTAGGCGTCTTTAAATCACCAACATCTCCTTTAAAACATTCAGTAAATAAGCTCAATAACAACTCACCATCACCAACACTAACATTACCTTCAGAAAAACTTTTTACAAATAATGAATTATAAAATTGTTCTAACTTTTCTGGGGTTTCGTTAGCTAATATTTTTCTTAAGACCGGAAACACAGCTTCATGTAAACTAAACTCGCCTTGAACCCCGTTTATTTTACCGGTAATACTATTTAATTTTTGCTTGATTTGGGATAACATCTCTATTTCACCATAATTAACATCAAAATCTGCAAAATAATTCTTAATATAGCGAGTTTGGTCTTCAAAACCAGATTGTCTAACAAGGTCTTCGATAGATTTATCGCCTTCCTTTTTAACTATATTAACTATCTTTCTGTAGTCTTTATCATCTACAGCACCTACAAATTCATAATTATTATCTTGATCACCTCTAAACAAGTTTGTATTTTCATAAAACAAATTTATCTTTTGACGAGGCAGTTTTTCTACTTTTTTATTAGCAGATTCATTTAAGTATACTTGATCTAATGGTTTCCAGCTCATGTTGCAACGTCAATATCTCGTGAATATTTTTTCATTATATTAATTAATTGTTCTAAAGAAGATTTTGCATTTATTTCATTAATATCTGATAATTCACTTAGTGTATCAACATCGCTTGAATCTATTTTGGTAACTAAAGCTTTTTTAATTAATCTTATAAGTAAGACTTCCCCTTCAGGGGATAATTGTTGAACTTCTGGTTCAGGTTCTGCTACTGGCTCCGCTTCAGGTTCATCAACCGGGACTTCCATTTCTATATCATCTTGTTCTAAGATATTGTTGTATGCTTTTATAAATTTTTTCATTTTATATATTTAAGGTTAGTGCAATTCAGCTCAGCTTTTTTCTAATGCAGCATATTGTTTTTCAAGCTTTTTAGTTAGTGCATTATAAGCTGGTATTGCTTTTACATATACTTGATTACGTTTCTTTATAGCTTTTTGTGCTTTTTTTGGAGCTCCTTGAAAATATCTAGCTAGAGGACCTAAATTAGGGTCATCTGCTTTAGCTGCTAAAGCTGCGAGACCTTTTTCTGCACTATCCAGATCAACTTGAGAGCTTTCTTGATCTTCAATACTACTACCCCTCATAGAATTAATTTTATTATACATATTTTCGAGTTCTTTAAATTCATCCCCACCATCGTTAACCAATTCACCTTGTTCGATAGGTCTATTATGGTAATCGTCTACTACTACATCTTCTTTCTTATACAGAGCTCTTCTTGCTTCGGCATATTCACTGTTATTTCTAAAAGCATTCATCTTTTGTCTTAATTCTGACTTTTTTTCAGGATCTTTTTCTGTCATTATTAAACGAAACAAATCTTTACGTTCTTTTTCTCTTTCAAGGTGACCATAATAGTCATGCTTCTTTTTAAACTCATCAGTTTCGGCTGCTCCTGAACGTAGGTTTGTAATATCATGATTAACATAATCACCAAATTTAGTTAAAAATCTACTTAATAGTACTTCAGGTGAATCCGGAGAGTTCTTATTACCACCTATACCGTGAACGTTCATAGAATATAATCTAGCAAAACTTCCAGAATCTAAAATATCTTTTCTAGACTTACCTACAAGACTTCTCAAAAAATCACCAAAAGATTTACCAGATTGCATTTGACTCATTATTTCATTATTTTCTTTAATAGTATTTCTATCTATCTTTCTCAAGGTACTATTAGCTAGCTGGTTAAACATGTCCATATTATTATTTATCTAATTAGAAGTAGTTTTGTAGATAGTCTATTAAAGTAATCTTTATTCAAAAAAGTTAATTCATACCGTTTAGTAAATTTCTTAACACCGGAAAACGTATACTTACCTATATCCATATTATTAATCTTGCTTATCATTGAATTTATAGTAGTTTGAGCTTTACCATCGTTTATATCTATAAGGTGATCAAGATATAATATCGAATATTTACTAATGAATATTTTTATAGGTAGTATTCTATCTACTTTACGTAAAAAATTAGTAAAGAATACTAATATTTCATTTTCCTTATAGTATTTTGTTAATTCACAGTCATCTAACTGTGTATTATTAAAGTAAATAATAGATTTTGACTTACTAGTAAGCAATTTTTGACATATATTGTATATAGTATAGTGGTATATAAACTTTTTAACTTGTAGATTGTTAATACTTTTTTCTAATAAGTTAAATTCATGTAAAGAATTAATTATTTGTGGTTGTATTTCGTTTATTAATAACTCATTGAAGTCAATTATAGTAAAATCATAGTTTTCTATATGCAAATCAGCCATCATCACTTTTATTATAGTACTGTTCCAAAAACAATTTAGGTGCTTTACCTATTCTACAGTTTATAATACCATTATAATAATTTTCACTCAATAGAACATCCTTTTCAAACTGCATTTTAGTTTCAAAATATGATAATTCAAATTTACTATTGCAAAATTTTAAAATTTTAAAGTTAAATTTATCTAAACCAAGTAAAGAAATATCATTATTGAGGGCATCCGACGAACCGGTATAGGTTTTCCAGTCACTTTCAATAAAATCGATCCGTTTACGTTTTTTACCTTTTAATGGTTTACGTTTTATTTTACGTACCATTTGTTTTTTACCGATATATTTTTTATTATTAATAGTGTTAATAATTTCATATATAAAACCGAAAGTTCCTTCCGGTATTGGTTTATATACCTCCCATATACCTGTATCCATTATGATATTTACTTTTTATTCTTCGATTTTCTAGTTTTTCTTTTCTTTTTACCTACTTTACCTTTTCTGGAATACATTGCACCTAAAGCTGTCGGTCTTCTAAAATCCCCCGGGGCGTAAGCATCTGTACCTGGTGTACCACTGACTGTCGTACCATATCCTGTTGCTGCTGCAGAACCTAGAGCGCCTCCCCCAACTGTATTTTCATCTTCTTCTGGGGTCTTTTTTCTTTTAAGGCTTCTTTTAAATGCTTTTTCAAATAAAGTTGTTTTCTTCATATTAGTATTTATAATTAATAAGTGAGTTTATTAGACCAATATATAGATGAAATAGAAAAAGATTTACAAATTAATGAATTTAATCTTAAAGATTCATCGATGAAAGCACCAGCACGTAAGCATTATTGGGTATCTAAATTAATAAGACATAAACAAAATCTATTAAAACTTAGAATACTTAGAGATTCAGTAAAGAAAGAAGTGGTTCAAAAAATTATAGAAGAAAGCCCTGTTAAAGTCACTATACCGGTAGCAGAAAAAGCAAGTTACCGACATGAAAAAATGAAAGAAATATCTGAAAAAATTAGTAATGAGGAATTAATTATTGAGTTTTTAGAAAAAACTGAAAAAACATTTAGTGCTGTAGGTTTCGATATTAAGAATATTATTGAAATAATGAAAATGGAACAATTATAATGAAATTTGAATTAGTTAAAGAAAAAATTAGATTAATAACAGATGATTTAGATGATATACGAGAACATTTTAGTGTAAAGGATGAAACAGCTCGTTTTAGAATGAGAGGGAGGGCGAGATTTTATTCTAACTCTAGAGTATATTGTATAACACCTACAGGTCTCTTTGAACCAGGTCTTTTTTTCGATATTTTAAGTCATATAAAGCTAGAATACCCTAATACAGATTATCAAATAGACCAAGATATTTTACCTATTATTAAACCAACATATAAAGAAGAAAGGGCATATGATAATTTAAAGTTTCCATTGAGAGATTATCAATTAGATTCAGTAAAAGAAGCATTAAAATTTGGAAGAGGTATTATAAAACTAGGTACTGGTGGAGGTAAAACTTTAACAATTGCTTCATTGTTAATGAGTCTTTATTCTAATAATCCAAAAGTTAAAATTTTAATATTGGTACCTGATCTCGGTTTAGTTAATCAAACATTTAATGATTTTATAGAATATAATGTATTATTTAAATTTACCAGATGGACTGGTAAAATAAAACCTGATTTAACTGCCAATTGTATTATAGCTAATCGGGGTATATTGCAGAGTCAGTTTGATGATAATGATTGGATACAATATATCGATGTTTTAGTGGTTGATGAATGTCATACGATAAAAAAATCAAACAAAATTAGTAAGATGGTAAATAAAATACATACTTTTAATAAATTTGGTTTAACTGGTACATTACCGGATGATAAACCAGAGCAATGGAATGTCATTGGTAAATTGGGTAAAGTGATATACGATAAGGATAGTTATGAACTTAGGTTAGAGAGCTATCTAACTAACGTAGACATTAAGGTTATCAATATAGGCTATAAAGATAAACCTCTTGTAGTAAGTGGTGGTAATAATTTTAAAGCAGAATTAGATTTTATATATACTAATAATTATAGAAATAATGTTATTAAAAATATATGTTCTAAATTTAATAATAATTCTCTTATTTTGGTTAATCATTTAGCACATGGAGATGCATTATTTGATAACTTATCTCAAATTGATAATAAGAAAGTTTATTTCGTTAAAGGTGAAGTTGATGTAGAAGAAAGAGATAAAATTAAAAAGATAATGGAAACTAATAATGACGTTATATGTATTGCAATGAGTTCTATTTTTAGTACCGGGGTTAATATTAAAAATATACATATGATTATGTTTGCATCAGGGGGTAAAAGTTTTATAAGAACAATACAATCGATTGGTAGAGGTTTAAGATTGCATGAAAGTAAAAATAAATTAATTATTATAGATCTTGCAGATAAATTAAAATATGGTACCCGTCATTCAGAAAAAAGAAAAGAAATTTATAAATCTGAAAAAATTAATTTTACATTGACTGATATAGTTGAAAAGTAGTATTCATATGCTATAATTATTATATGGCTAATACTAAAAAAACTACTGGTAAGCGTAGAGGTCCAAAACCAAAAAAGACTGAATACTATGTAGATCCACGAGAATTAAAAGCTGAACTAGTTGCATATTATGAATGTGAAGATTGTACACCTAAATTAGGTGAAATGATTCATAAAATTGCTCATGGTTTAAGTTATTCATCTAATTTTATTAACTACACTTATCGAGATGAAATGGTAGGGGATGCTTTGGTTAAGATGTATACAGCAGTTACTAATAAAAAATTCAATGTAGATTCTGAATACAATCCATTTTCATATTTTACTACTATTGCATTCCATGCTTTTATTAATAGAATTAAAAAGGAAAAGAAACATGCCGAGACCTTAAGCCAATATAAAGAGAAAATTTATGAACAGGAAATGTTAAATTCAATGGATGGTCGGGTTTATATTAAACCGATGTATGATGATATAGATACAGAACCGAATGAATAAAGTAGCTATATTTTCTGATATACATTTAGGTGTACACCAGAATAATGATTTCTGGTTAGGTATAGCTAATAAATGGGCTGATTGGTATATTACCAATTTAAAGTCTCAGGGTATTAAAGATATTATATTTTGTGGTGACTTTTTTCATTATAGAGATGAAATTTCAGTTAAGACTTTAAATTTTGCTAAAGATTTATTAGATAAGTTTAAGGATTTTAATATTACTATGATAACTGGTAATCATGATGCATGGTATAAAGATACATCAGAAATTAATAGTTTAAGTATTCTTAAAGGTTATAAAAACTTAACAGTATATGATAAACTTGCTACTGTAGATTATAAAGGTAAAT